TTAGCAGAAAATGTTTTAAAAGCTATTGATTCTAAGAAAAAGTTCCCTAAATACTGGTATGAACATAAAAATTACATGAGTAACCGTTCCGCTGATGAATGGTTGTTAGCCTTGTTAAAAGGCTTGTTTCACAAGATTTCAGACAGGTTAAACTACCTACCTGAAGGATTTAAATTTGATAGAATTTCACTTAAAACAGTAAGAAAGCTTGAGAATGAAGGTTTTGAAGTTTTTTATTATGCATCTTCTGATGACTGGAACAGGACAGCCGGATATGTGATTTTTAAGAAATAATCAAGTATTTCTTTGTGGTAGGGGTGATTAATATACCCCCCGCCACAACAAACGAAAAAAGAACATATCAAGATATCTTGATATAACATATAAAGCAATCCAGATATAACATATCAAGAAACCTTGATATATTTCTGGAATTATAAAGGAGATGCCATGTATACACAAATCAAATCACATGGAAAAAATGAGCTTAAAACATATTACATCTGGCATAATGACAGCATATACAAAGATATGTTTTTTGATTCATGGGTTGACGCTGCAATCTATGCTGAGCAAAAGGAAAATCTTGATACCGGAGATCTTGGGTTAATTGCTAGGTGTGACGGCATAGCTCTTGTAATTAACAACTCTGACGATTCAGAGCGTGAAATGACATATGCAGAATTGAGACAGCTTGATATTGTTGAGCTGGCTAAAACTCATACAATTATTACTGAAATATAGGTGATTTATGACGATGTTTGGAGATCGGTTAAACGTTCACCCTGACCTAAGAGAAATTCACAAAGAAGCAGTGTGTAGTGATGTTTGTTGTGAAAAACCTTGCAAGCATGATTTTGTTTGTTTTGTTTTCTTTTCGTGTAATGGATATTGTAATAATCCTTGTAAACACTGTTTTTTTTGGGAGGTTGAGAACATGATAACAGAAAAAAAAAGGGGAGAGCTGAATAAACTTCCCTTGAAACAAATCTTAAACGAAACTGGCATGACTCAACTCTTCTTTGCTCGGCGGCTGCATGTCAGTAAGCAAGCTGTTAGCCAAGTGGTTAATGGCCGTGACACCAGTGCCAGGTTAGAACGTGCAATCAGGGAGTATTGTTACAGGATGTATTTATAACAATATTTCTTGTATAAAAATTATTACTGTGCTACTATAATAATGTTGTTGGTAGCACAACAAGCCAAAATTAGATATTAAGCCTTAACTGAGGATTTTATTAATCCTGTGCTACCAGTTAAGGCTTTTTTTATTGAAAGGATTTAAACCATGAATGAATTAATCAGCATTAAAAAACAATTAATCAGCAATACTGAAGTCAACGCAGTTAATGCAAGGGAGCTGCACCAGTTTCTTGAGGTAAAATCAGAGTTCAGAAATTGGATTAAAAACAGAATAAAAGAATATGATTTCATTGAAAATCAAGACTTTATATCGAACGGTAAAAATTTACCGAACGGCGGTAGGTCTATTGAGTACTATATATCCATTGACATGGCAAAAGAGCTGTCCATGGTTGAACGAAACGAAAAAGGCAGGCAAGCACGAAAATATTTCATTGAATGTGAAAAAAGACTTGCTGAAACAAAGCCAGCAATTCCAAACTTCAATAACCCGGCGGAGGCGGCAAGAGCATGGGCCGAACAATACGAGGAAGCGGAAAAGCAGAAACAGATCAACCAAGAAAACAAACCGAAAGTAGAGTTTTATGATACGGTAACTCAATCAGAAACTTGCTTTGACCTTGGTACGGTGTCAAAGTTGTTAAACAAGGGCATCGGCAGAAATACCTTATTTGCAATTCTGAGAGATAAAAAAATACTGGACAGAAACAACAAACCATATCAGGAATACATCAAACGAGGATATTTCAAAATTGTAGAAAACAAAGTTGAACAAAAAGGAGAGGTGAAAGTATATACAAAAACAGTAGCCTTCCAAAAAGGCATTGACTATATTAACAGATTGTTAGAGGCTTATATTTAACTAAAAAAAACAAAGGAGAAATCATGGACGAAAACAGAATTGAAAAAGAGTATGAATGGTGTACTGATTTTGTTCCAATTAAAACTTTTCTTGACTACATTGATGAAGAAGATGCAAGGAAAGATTTTATTTTGTGGTGTTTTAACAGGAATTACGGCTTAGGTAGTTCAATTTCTTGCTCAGGTGTTTATGGCGATTCATTCCTTAGAGAAGTTATTAAAGCTGAAAATGCAGAGTGGCTTAAAGCAATGCTTGAACTCGGTTATGTTAGAGAAAAGAAGGTGGTTAGGTATGCTAATATTTATAAAGACCGTAAGGGACATTTTAGCGTCGGTACTTTTGATTTATACACGACAGAAGAAGAAGCAAAAAACAAAATCGCTTCGGGTACATATGTAAAAACGATAAGAATAGAAATATAACCCAAAATCAAAGCTCTTGTTCCGCAGGAGCTTTTTTTATACCCAAATCAAACCTTATACAAAATCCATGCCAAAACTCAATTAATACTTGTAATTATTTTACATTTTTGTTATTTTCTTAAATAGAATAATAAACTTTGAGGTAACAAAATGGCAAAAGATATAAAACCTACTCTCGGACGTAAAAGGAAATACCCTACACCGGAAGATTTGCAAAAAAAAATAGATTCTTATTTTAAAGGTAAACGAAAGGTGATGTCGCTAGGTGGACTTTGTGACTATTTAAACTTGACGTATGAAGGTTTTGATGAATATGGCCGCCGTGAAGAGTACGGAAATATTGTTCCTAGGGCAAAACAAAAAATAAGTACATGGATAAATGAAAAAGCCTTGCTGGGTGAAATAAATTCTACCGTGGCAATATTCAACCAAAAATGCAATTTTAAGTGGATTGAAGAAGAAAAAAGAATTGCACGGGATGAAGGTTCTGAATCAGAACATATTGCAAACGTAATTTCAAAACTGATTGATAGATTGCCTTCATGATATTGCATACAGGCAAAATATCTTTAGATCGGCAACTTGCTAGATGGTATGATTTGTATGATCATAAGGTGCAGCTAGATTTAGTCAGTGCCGTGCCTAATGGCATTCGTTTCCCTCTAGTCCCTGCTGGCAGAAGATCAGGGAAAACTGAAAGATTTAAGCGGTTTATTGTTAAACGTGCGAATGCTTTTCCAGGGTTATATTTTGCGGCAGCACCGACGCATGACCAAGCAAAAAAAATATACTGGGATGATCTAAACAAACTTTGCTTGACTTCTATTTTGCCTAAAAAACCGAACAAGAGTGAAAGAATTATATATTTGCCAAACGGTTCTGAAATTCATGTTTTTGGACTTGATAAGCCGGAAAGAATAGAGGGTATTCCCTGGACAGGTGGCGGTATAGATGAATTTGCGGACATAAAAGAAGAAGCATGGGAATCTCATATTTACCCAGCCTTAAATACTGTACACCCTGAATATCCTGATTATCGAGCATGGTGTTGGTTGCTTGGTGTTCCTGATAGACTTAATCATTATTATGATTTATGCCAAAAAGCTGAATCTGGGATTGATCCGAACTACAAAGTATTTCATTGGATGACGGAAGAAATATTCCCTGAAATGGCTGCTGAAGCTAAAAAGATAATGTCTGTAAAGCAGTATAGGCAAGAGTTTCAGGCGTCATTTGAAACAGCGAATGGCAGAATTTATGAGGATTATTCTAAAGAAAATCACACCAGGGAACAAATAAAACCCCATGAAAAAATATTATGGATGCACGACCAAAACTACACACCGTTATCATCTGCAATTGCGGTTGAGCGTGGAGATAAGTTTTTGATATTAGATGAAATAATTCTTGAATCTGCTATTTCAAAACAGTCAGCACTGGAGTTTGTTGAGCGATATAAAAAACATGAAAACAAAACAGTTGAGATATATGGAGACCCTGCCGGACGTGCCGGAGAAAAACATGGTCATGCGTCTGATTATAGCGAAATAGAAGATGTTTTAAGAGAAAATGGTTGGAAGTTCGAGCGATGCGTAAAAAGCAAACACCCTGCAATAAAAGACAGGCAAAATAACGTTAGAGCTATGATTTTAAACGGAAGTGGTGAAAGACGATTATTGGTGAATCCAAGTAAAGCTCCATGGTCTGACAAAGGACTTGCAACAGTGCAAACCAAACAAGGTTCAAGTTTTCTTGAAGATGATAAAAATAAATATCAGCATATTACAACAGCCATAGGATATTGTATTTCCTATAAATACCCTGTCAATATTCCTATGACAAACGAAATAACAAACGCTATGCCAGCCGGATTCAAAAATCCCAAACCGGAGATATAACAGCGATGAAGAATAATATTATTAAAAATGTTTTTGGAAATTTTTTCAACGGAGATACTGAGTCACAAGGGTTGTATGCGGATGAAGAAAGTAACAAAGAAGAAAAAATAAACCCATTTAAAGAAGAAGGTGTGATTGGTGCAAAAATATCTGGTGGTTATGTTTATGATGATTTCCTACACCGATTATTGCTTGAAAGAGGCCGCCGAACATATAGGGAAATGCGAGATAATGACGCAATTATATCGGCATTCCTTTTCGCAATTGAAATGATAATTAGGGCGGTTGATTGGTATTGCGAAGAAAATGAAAAAACAAAAGGAACGCCTGAAGCCGAGCAAGCGGTTGAATTTCTTGAAGGTGTTCTTTTTGAGGATATGGAACACACATGGGACGAATTTATAACAGAAGTTCTTTCTATGCTGGTTTATGGCTGGGGATATACAGAAATAGTTTATAAGCAAAGATTGGGTGAAGAGCAAGAAGATCCGGCAAAAAAATCTATTTACAATGACGGCTATATCGGAATCAGAAAACTAGCTAACAGAGCACAAGAAACAATAGACAGATGGAACATAGACGAACACGGCAATATATACGGAATGTGGCAACAGCCGCCGTTCGGAGGTGAAACAAAATATATTCCTTTTGAAAAAGCTCTATTGTTTAGACCGCATGCCAAAAAAGGAAGTCCTGAAGGTCGTTCTCTTTTAAGAGGTGCTTATACATCCTGGTATGACCTGAAAAACATACAAAGAATTGAATCTATTGCGATAGAACGTGAGCTGAATGGTTTGCCTGTTCTTTATATACCTAATAGCA